CTGGCTGGACTCGCCGATCTGGGTGATATCGAGGGTGATCACCAGCTTTCCAGCTTTGCCGTGGTCGACTACGCCTGCAGCTACTTCTGAGAGGGCATGGCCGATTTGGCTGATGAAAGCACCTCCGTTGAGGTCTTCGAGAAACTGCGCGGTATCGGTAGGTTTAGACATGGCTGTTGCTCCGGTCTGGCTTGGAGTCCGCTTGGCGGCAAGTGGTGTTGGGGCTGGCGAAGGCGTCGTTGCGCGGATGCGTTGACGCGCTTCACATGTGACTGCCGAAGAAGGCGAACACGGTCAGCGTGATGCCAAAGCGCAAAGTCCAGCTGCTCAGGAATTTACCGAACTGCTTAACGTTGAACTTCCGCGCTTTCGCTTCCAGCTCATAGGAATGACTTACTGCGGCGCTGATACCAGTGCGAGTTGTGATGACCTTGTCTGTGGTCCGCTCAACGACTTCAAAGGCATTGCTGCCTATCGGCTTGACGATAAAGAGTGGCGCCAATGGCGGCGGCATTACGCCGGGCTTTTGGTAGAACTCGGCCGTGGCCTGGTGAGCACGTGCGCGCAACCCGTCGAGAACGGTGATGCGCTGAGCGATTGATGGGTGCATGGTCGATCCTCGACTTGGGTTGCGGGTATTCGTCAGCGCTCTGGTCTTGCGACAAGGGAGGGCTGACGAATAACTGCAGGCATGAAAAAGCCCAGTCGAAACCGGGCTGTGTTGCACTCTTAAAACGCCACCGTATGTAAGAGCCTTGCTGTGCGGGCGTGCCCATCACGATTTACTTGTGCATAGCTGAATCCTCCGTTTTTTCGTCAGCAGGGAAGGGGTGATGCAGGTGTCCAGCGTCTGCTGGGTTGGCGTCCGCATCGGTCTGTACTCTGGCTGGAATATGCCGAAGATCAGACCGGTGCGACCTGGTGCTGGGGAGTACCAGGGGCTCTGGCAGTTAGCGACAGGCTGTCGTGGCGCTGGTTGAGTCGGGTTATACGGTCAGCTCTATCGCTTCGGCGCGGCGTACCAGGCGCATTTCGGCAAAGCGGCGTTCTGAGGGGCGGCGGTCGCGGCGTGACATTTCGCTGTCTGTCGCCGCGTGCATTGCGATCAGACCGGCCAGTAGCAGGCAGAGCGGGGTGATGATCTGCCTGCGCATCGCTTCGGCGACCATCGCGCCCTGGCGGTGAACGCCAAGCTTGTACATTGCGCAGGCCAGTCGCTTGACCACGGTGCCCGGCGCAATGTCGAACGCTCTTGCGATCTCTTTGGCGGTCAGTCCCTGGGCAACTGACAGCACGAATTGCAGTTCCCGCGGCGCAAGGCCTCGGCCGAGGTGGCCTTTCCATGCACCGTCTACGATTGTCGATTCCATGATGTTTACTCGGTTGTTTTCCCGATGCACCCGGCAAGCCAGGTGCAGCAGTGAAAGTATCCGTTCTTAAAAGAGCTCTCATTACTGAGCCAGTCGATCCCCGTGAGGGGGCTGGGGTCAGGATTCCCCCTGGCCGAGGTAGCCGGTGAGTCTCCGGCTTGTTGCCGGTGTGATCCGGCGATGGCGCAAACAATACCAATGGCAATATTAATTGTAAATGCCAATGGTAATAATATTTTCGATAGGCATGAAAAAAACCCGCGCTTGGCGGGTTTCTATCTGGGTCAGATGAGAGCTTTCAGGTGCAGCGCCTGACGTTAGGTGGGAGCAGATTGTCCGAAAAGAGCTTCTTGCCAGGCATGCTCACCAATGATGGCTACCGGGCTTCCCGACTCGCGCAACTCAACGGCTCTCATGATCTTTAAGCCATAGCTGCTATGGCGCCACTGATCGTTCCCGACACTACCTACCACCAGGTAGTGAGTCTTCTTATTGATCCCGCCACCAATCAATCCGCCGCGCTCCTCAATAAGCGCCTGGCAGTCCTTGCGCGGCCCATAGGCCATAACACCCGTGAAGACGAACAGGCGTTCTTGCCAGATTATTTCTGGAATTGGCATGTTGAAGGGGAGGTCGTTCGGGGCGGTAAAACTGGTTTCGGTGGTTTTGCTCTCGGCTTTACCTTGGCCCAGGCTCAGGCCTGAGAAATTTTGCAGCATTGCCAAAAGTTCTCTCGACTCCTCAGTATCCAGGACCCCATCGGAAAGCATGTTTGATAGACGGCGATAGAGGATATTGACGACAGGATCTTCTAGATGCAGAAGATTTTTGGCGATCCATTCTTCAAGAAAAATGGCTTCTTTCAAGGTGACGACACCGTCCGAAACAATGCCGGCTGCCAAGCCTACAAGGGCGTCAGCAGAGCGCCTATCAATGCGGTCTTCATGGAAAAAGCGACTCTTCTGAAACTCCTGATGCAGGTCCACCATTTAAAGCTCCTTCTTCAATGTTGTTAGTTTCGGACTCATTCAGGATTTTGCGAATGTCCGGAGTGAAGGTCACGATCATCTGCGTTTTTACACATTTGATAGTTACTTCTGAATCCAAGGCAATGCTCAGATCTTCCCCGCGCAGTCCCTGCCATTGGGCCAGATAGCGCAAGGAGCCGAATTTTTCGCGCTTAACCAGAGTGCGATCGCTCCCACCTTTCCAGTTCAGGGGAGGGAGCTCTCCGGCCAGCGTTCGCGAGGCCAAGTCGGGGTTCTGGATGGCAAGCTTTCGACCAATTTCCCAGTTTTTTATCAGTCCAGAATCTGGGCCTAACCAAGTCTCGTGCCAGCTGAGGTTTGACCTTGCCGGCTCTGCATGCGATCGCTGAATTATTCGGTTTGTCTCAAGTGATTCAATCTGGGTCATCCAAGGGTCTATCCTGCAGATTCTTTGTTAGAGCTTCTTCACATCCCAGGCCAAGAGGACGCGGGCGTGGACGTGCATGCGTTCCAGTTGTTCGCCATGTAGATCAATCGGGCGATAGATCGGATTGTCAGAAATCATCGACAAGGACTTGCCGGTGATTCGCTGCAAACGCTTGATAAACAGGTCGCCGTCGAGGGTAAAAACATAAATGGCATCTGTTTTGATTTCAGTAATGCCGCGATCAATCAGAAGGGACGCACCATCGCTGAAAGTGCCTTCCATGCTGTCGCCGTCGCCAGTAATGATTGCCAGATTCTCGAGTTTTGAATAATGGACGCCCCGGCGTGCGAGCCAGTCCAAATGCACCGTAATGTCACGGATCACATCAATGTGTCCGTCTGGCGCTGCTATGCCTCGGCCCATGGATGCGGAGACATCCAGGCGGGGGATGGTCACGTATCCCTCGCTGTCGGGCTTTCTGGTGAAGTCGACAGTGATGACGTTGTCTTCTTTGACGGTCTGCGGGCCGATAGCCTGGGCGATTTTTGTCATTTCTTCGGCGAGTCGCTCACTGAATGCAGAAACATCGACGCCGAGAATTTTCGCAAAGCTCGCGGCCACTGCAGCATTGAGCGGGTTAATACCGTTCAGGTAATGGCTTACGGAGCTCTGGTTCATTTCCAAAGCATGAGCAAGCTTCTCCTGGGTTAAACCAAGCTCATTTTTCTTCGCGTTAAAGATGGCCTTGAGTCGCTGGCACTCTTCTTTCTTTTCGGGGGGTAGCGGCTTTTTGCTCATAGCCGAATCCTATTCCCATCGGTAATAAAGCATCAAATGCCATTGGCATTTACATTTAAAAATGCCATAGGTAATATCTCGCCATGAAAACCATGGAGAGAACTCCTGTGAAGAGAACCCACATCACTCATTTTGCTCAGGAGTTTGGGCAATGTGAGGCGGCAGCCTTACTCAAAATGACTCAAGGCGCGCTCAGCAAAGCCATACGCCGTGGTCGGGACGTATACGTCACCAAGCACGCGGATGGCTCGTACACGGCGGAGGAGGTGCGTACATTTCCTTCGCAGAATCCAGCAAAAAACCAATCACCTGAATCTGTCGCCGTCTGAGAAATCAAGACGGCCAGCTTTGCGTGCCTGGCAATTATCAATCCTTCCGAACTCACCCAACAGCACCTCGGATTAGCTGTTAATCCATCCAGTTACCAAATCGCAGGCAAAAAAAAGCCGGTGGCTAGACCGGCTTCTTCACAACATATTTCGGGGGCCATTATGTGCACCATTTGTTCATCACGCAACACCGCTGACGTGATACCTCGCCTTGCGCCCTTACTCGCTACGACCACCGCACAGGAGGCCGTGTAATGGCCCGAATCCGCACGATCAAACCCGAGTTCTGGACCAGTGAACAGGTCATGGAATGCAGCCCTTTGGCGCGCCTTTTGTTTATCGGCGTGTGGAATTTCTGCGACGACGCGGGCAACCATCCCATGTCGGCCAAGACCCTGAAGGCACTGGTGTTCCCAGGCGACGACATCACCTCGGCGAAGGTGGGTGAACTGCTCGCCGAGTTGTCAGCGAATGGGCTGATCGACCTCTACGAGGTGTCGGGTAAAGAGTACCTGCACGTCAACGGCTGGAAGCATCAAAAGATCGACCGGCCGACGATTAAACACCCTGCATATCGACTGACTATCGACGCTGACTCGGAGAGTGCTCGACGAGCCCTCGCCGAGGAACCGCCAGAGCCTAGACGAGCCCTCACCCCCGGAAGGGAAGGGGAATATAAGGGAGAAAACCCACCCAACGCGCACGAGTCGTTCGACCCACGCGAAATGGTCGCCATGACCCTGGACTGGTTACCCGATCCAGAAACCCTAAAAACCTATTCCGTGCACGTTGGTCTGTCTGCCGCCTTGTTCACTCCCTCGGTGATTGCCCTGTTCACCTGCCACTACGAGCCGAAGGGTGTGATCAACACCCAGGCCGAGTGGGTGAGCATGCTGGTCAAGTGGGTGCAGCGTGATCAGGTCAAGACCGCCGGAACCAATGTCAGCCGCTTCCCGGGCAAGCCCCGGACTGACGAACCCTTTGACGATGAAAACACCGACTGGCTGCATCAGGAGGCTACCCAATGAATCAAGTTTCAGTAATCGCCACAGGCCTGTGGGCCAAGGTGCAGACCGGCCAGTTCATCGCTGCCGGTGAAAGCGAAAACATCCAGCCCGCCGCCGAGCTGTCCCAGGCCACGGCCAAGGTCATCAACGGCCTGTTCCGCGAACTGCGCTCGATCTTCCCTGCGTGGAAGCAGGCATGGCCGGATATGGCGACCTACAAGGCCGCCAAGCAGCAGTGGATGCGCGGTTTTCTTGAGGCCGGGATCTGCAGCACTGAGCAACTGCGTTTCGGCCTGATGCAGGCACGCCAAGCCGCCAAGGACTTTGTGCCGAATGTGGGTGTGTTTATCGGCTGGTGTACGCCGACAGCGGAAATGCTCGGCCTGCCGAGGTTGGCTGCGGCTCACCGCGAGGCTTGCCGTAACGCGCATCCGTCGATGGCCGGCCAGGCCAAGTGGACCCATGACGCGGTGTGGCACACGGCCAAAGAGTGCGGCTTTGAAAACCTCAACCGGCTGTCCCAAGACCTGAGCATCAAGCTGTTTGAGCGCAATTACACGATCACGGTGCGCCGCATTCTGGCGGGTTTGCCGTTGCAGAAAATGCCGTTGGCTTTGCCGTCACGCACCATCGAACGCAGCGCGCCTGAAGTGGGTAACAAGGCTCTGGCGGCGCTGCGGGCCATGCGTTCGGGAGGTGCTGCACATGCCTAACCCTCACCTGGCCCCGGTTGAGCCGAGCGCCTACCGTTGGGCTGTTCACTGCTGCTCCTACAAGCTCGACTTGAGCCACAAACCCGACCGGGCCGTGGCCCTGTTTGAGCATGAAAGCGCTGCAAAACACTTCGGCGGGTTGATGTGGCCCAGCACCTTTGAAGTGGTTGACCTGCAATCACCTGTGGGAGCGGAGCAATGAACACCAAAATCCAAACCCTGACCGTGAAGCTGTCCGACGCCGAGATCGGGCGCAATGCCAAGCTTGAGCATGTACGCGACCTGCGGGATGCAGGCCATCCGGCGCTGCACTTTCGCTTTTCCAAGAACCGCACCCGGGGCTCCTGGTACTTGGTCAATAAGCGCCGCTGGCATCGCATCGGGGCCTTTCCGGCCTTGAGTGCGAAGCAGGTGTTGGCTGAGCTGCCGGCTGTGCGCCTGCGTGTTTCAGCTGATGCGGGCTCAACCATTTCCCAATGGGCTACCACCGGCGAGTTGCTCACCTGGTACGCCGATCGTATGGCCCGTGACCGCAGTCTGTCGGCCAAGCGCAAGAACACCGGCGCCTCGGCCATGAAGTGCCACCTGCTGCCGCGTCTGGGTGGCTTGCCGCTGGTGGAGGTCAACAAGGCCGCGCTCGATACCCTGTTCATGTGGCCCCTTCAGGAAACCCTATCAATCGATTACGTGCGTCTGGCGTTCCAGTTGCTGGCCCTGGCATTCCGTCAGGCGTTGAAGCTGGGCCTGATCACGTCCAATCCAATGGCGGGCATCAAGTTCAGCGACTTCTCCAAGGCCAAGGTCGGGATCAAGCCGTCGCGCCTGCGCGGTGTGCAGTTGCAAGACCTGCTGGGCGAACTTGGGCAGGCCCTGGCGAACGAACCGGCTGACGCCATGCTGGCCCTGATGATGCTGTGTCACGGCACCCGGATCGGGGAGACCCGGCAAGCACGCTGGCCGCATATCAGCCTTGCTGAACGCGAGTGGTTCATTCCAGCCGAGCACACCAAGACCGGCGTGGAGCATCACCTGCCACTGACCGACCAGGTGCGCAGCCTGTTGATCCAGTACCGCGAAACCCAAACCGCCCGCGGCTATGACGGCCAGTACCTGTTCCCGGCTCGCAATGGCAAGGCACTAAGCGAAGGGCAGGCCAGTGCCGTGTTCACCCGGCTGGGCAAGGGCGAGTGGACCAGCCACGACCTGCGCAAGGTGGCCCGTACGGGTTGGGCAGACCTCGGCATCGACCACCTGATCGGTGAACTGCTGATCAACCACGCGATGGGTCACAACGTGAAGGTGTACATCCAGTCGGACGTCATGGGCCGCAAGCGTGACGCGCTGCAAAAGTGGCACGCCCATCTAGACCAGAAGGGTTTCAGCCTGATCCACGGGCAGACAGGAGTTAGATTCGAAGAATCCGGTAATACGCTGGAAGCCTCTAACGGCGTGGCTTGCAGCGCTATTCAGAAAACAACCATAGGTGAGGATTAAAAATGATGATTCGCAAAACGCTGCACCGACCTTTGGGTGATACCGAGCACATGCTTGAGCAATGGGGCTGGTGGCGAATGGACGGGATGGGGATTCCCAGCTATGCCTCGCCAATGCTGGCCTTGATGCGTGACGCGCTGCCTTCCAGCACGAAGTCTTACACCATCACTGATGAGCTGGCCTGCGCCGTTGACGGAGCGTTGGCCAGGCTGTGCAAGCGTGACCAGCAGATGGGCGATATGGTGTGGTTGTACTACGGATCCAAGTGGCCGGCAGTGCGGGTAGGTCGCCACTACAAGGTGAGCGAAATGAAGGCCCGAGAGCTGATCAAG